TTACCCTCCTTTGCCAAAACCAACAGCACTGTAGGTAAAGTTCCTATCAATACTAGCATTACTTGAGTTTTTAAAGTGAACTGTAAAGCCAGTTCCAGATATACTACTAAGTTCAAAGAAGTCTCCTGTAGCCATGTTTTGTGGAGAGATATTAACAGAAGGTAAAAAGTTATTGAGATTACCTAATCCAGAAGTTCCAACAAAGAAAGGTGCTGTAAATGTAACTGCTTTTGCTCCTGCTCCAGATGCTATAACAGCAGATTGTTCAGTTCTAGAAGGCAAAGTTGCTGTGTAACCTAATTGCTGTAGGTTCATATTTTGAGCAACGTCAGCAGTTTCCAGAGTAGCTCTAAATTGAAATCCTCTACCTTTAAATATTCCGTTTGCCATAGTATTAAACGAACCATAAGTAGGTGAACTGCTTGGATTGTCGGTAGTGGTTCGCACGGCTAAGACAGCGTTTGCGTCATTAGCAATAGTTCCATCAAAGTCTGTCCAAGTATCTATATTGTCTGTTCTATTATCAAATTGATCTCCAACATAAAAACCAGCACCTTGAAAATGTCGTTTTAAGGTAAGAGAAAATGTTGCACCTAAATCAAGAGTATCAACAAAATCATAAGTACCTGTAGCGTTTGAGCTAGGATCTGTAAGTTTCAATCCTCCTAGAGTTGAGTCAAATACAACATTGCTTTTCGTTCCATTGAAAGGTGTGCTGTCTGTATCTTCTCGATCTGTTTTGACAGTTATAGAATCTAATATTTCTGGCAGTGTTATAGAAACTTTAGCTTCTGTAGTACTGAAACGTAAGCCATCATCTTGAAATTTAACTAGATAAGTTCCTGGAAGTGCAGGACAGATTGCCTCTGTAGCATTACCTGGTACAGCCTCGATAATGTCTTGAGCAGCCTGAAAAGTTGCACTATTTCCTGTCTGGTTTGTATGCCTTATATAAACTCGACCTCCATGAAGGACATCTACAGCAGTAGCTTGCGTAAACCTTAGTCTCACAAATTGATCGTTTATTGATTCGATAGTAAGATTCTGTACATTTTCTGGCACAGCAGTTTTACCTTGAGCAACAAAAACTGTTTCAGTAGAGTTGGGAGATACATTTAGAGCAGCATTATAAGAATAAACTTCAATCGTATAGCTTCCTCTTTTGCTATCTAAAATTTCAAAATCACTACTAAATACAACTTGTGAAATGAAGTTTGTATCTTCAAATTTATAATTTACTAGATACTGTGTAACACCAGTTACAGGCTGCCAATCTACAATTAGTTTACTTCTAGCCATATTATTAAGAGTTACTATCTTTTCACTAACAGTCAGGTTGCTTGGAGGAGATGCTGGTGCATTTAATATAGATATTGTTCTTGTAGGTAATGGATCTCCATTTTCAATAAACGCATACTTGCCTTCTACATAAGACAAAGCTGTGATTACATAATTAATGTCATCTTGTTCTTCAACCTGTATGACTCTAAATAATTGAGTTTGTAAGCCTGTGCTGGATAATAAATAAGGTGAATTTACATTTGGTGCAGAACTAAAAGTAGATTGTTTTGTTCCGTCAGCTTTAGTAACCTCATCAACTGTAAATACAGCACCAACAATATTAGAAATAGAACCTGTTTCAACTGTACCATCAGGTAAAATTACAGAAATAGTAAAATTAGTATTTAAACCAGACAACGTAGTATCGTTTAAAGCATCAATAGTTATAGTCGTTGTAGTAGCAGCAACAACTCGGCCACCTCTTCTAGCTCCTGCTCTTACTGGATCGTTTATTTCAATAACAGAACCAGGTCGTACAACAATTCCTGCATCTATAGAAGTTGAAAATGTGACTGTTTCAGATTCATTTTGTTCAGCAAAAAGTATTGCACGACCCAATCTGGCAGCTTGGCCACGAGAAGTACAGGCAAATGCTTTTACCTGTTTTGTAATTATTCCTAATTTATCTTGAGTTGCTTGATCTGACTCTACTAATTCAAAATCAACTTCTTTTGAATCCATGTTGAAATAGCTAACAGAGACAACAGAATGACGTTGTTTTAAACTACTTCCTTGATATGTAAAACCTGCTTCTCCAACATTGGCTAAGTTAAATAAATAACTTGCTGATGTCTTTTTATCTTGAGATATGGTTATAGAACCAGCAGACCATATTGGCATACATCGCATAGCACCAGCTAAATCATTTATTGCTGCAAACGCTTCTTTAGGGCTTTGAATATTTACATTGCAACTAAATCTAGCTTCTAAACCATTTTCTCCATCATCAACTAATTCGTTTGCGTGTTTACTAGCAGCTACAAAACTAAATAAATCAAGATTACTGTCCTTTACATGATCCCCTAACCCATATCTAGAGTTTGTGAGTAAGTCAAGAAGCACCATCGAAGGACAACTACACCAAACAGCAGCACCCATTACTCCGTTAAAAATATAACCAGACGGATAATTTATTCTGCCTGTTCCTATATCAACATTTGGTGTGGCTGCGTATGTACAATTTGATGTTGATACTGTTTGTGATGCACTAACAGTAAATGTAAATTGAGTATTGCTTTTTGAATGGATTACATAAGTGCCATCTGCACCAGCACCCGATGTGGCATCAAACACAATATGATCTCCAACTGATAATCCGTGCCCTGAATTTGTAACAGTTATATTTGTGCCTGACTGTGTATATGTTGCTGTAACAACTGAAGCAGAAGCACCTGGTATTCTTACTTTTACTCCTCTAATACGATATTTTCTGGTAGGTATTCGGTTGAATTGTTTACTATCTAAACGAAGGGCAACATAAGCACTATTAGAATAAGTAGAACTATTATCAATAACTTCTTGAAAACTTGTAAATTCAAAAGCATTTACTCTTGAAGAAGTTGTGCTATCTGCTGTTACACGAACCACTCGTACATCTACTGTAGTGAATCCAGATGTTAATTCTATTCTATGATCTCTGGCGTAGGCATCGGCAGTTCTGCCACTAACAGAAGAAGTTACTTTATCAACAAATCCACCAGAATCATGTTGAATTTGTATTTTATACGCAACAGTATCTCCTCTTAAATCTCCGTCATCTTCAGCCACCTGTATCTGAGGCCAAGTTAAAGTAACAATAACAGCATCAACATCTGTATTTGTAATCTGTCTGGTAACAGGAGCAGAGGTAGTTACAGTAACTCCAACACCTGTAGGTGATCTACTTTCAGCAGGGATACCACTCATTGCAGTTTGGTTTGACGTTCCAAACTTAGATTTAAAGTTTACATCTTGAAAATTAAAATCAGTGTCGGCTGGATTACCACTATTAGCAGTAGCATTTAATATTGGAGTGTCATCAAGAAATACATCTTTTAAACTAGCGTTATTATACGCAGTTGTTCCTTTTGTAAGACCTTCTTTAGAAGCTGTAGAAAAACCTTCAATTTCTCCCTCAGATATTAGATCTTGAATAGTGGCAAAACTTCTACTGTGTAAAGTATCAGGAGCACGATATGGAGTAGGAGGAGGAGGTGGAGGTCCACCAGCACCTTTAATAATTTTAGTTTCGTCTGTCATGCTTCTACCTGATTAGTGTCGATTGCTGCACTTATTACAACACTTCCTGTAATTATTTCACCATACACTATTGGAACAGGAGTACCTGCTCTTGATGTATTTTGCACCCCACTAAAATTAAAAGATAATTGTGGATCTTCTTCCGAACTAAACTTTTGTGGCTCTGGTAATGGAAACAATAAATCAGAAACTCCTTGTAATACTAAAGAAGCACCAACATACAACATTCCTTTAGTTAACATTCCAACTTTTGCTAAAGAACCAGCTTTTATTCCTTGCATTAAAGTTAAACCACTACCTGCTGGCATAAAAAATGCACCTGCAATTAAGGCAGCACCTAATAATACTTTTCCTAAACCTCTACCTGCACCACTAATCGCTGGAATAAAATGTATATCTTCCTGTCCTACAGGATATCCTAACTCACTCTCATCAATATCATAATTACCAACTTTTACCTGATAATATTTTGGACCCATGAAACGTTCTACTTCTGGAAAATTATGTATTAAAAAACTTACAGCCTGAGAAACACTATTTATTTTTATCTCGAACTCTTTATGTCCAATAAATTCTGCTAATTGTCCATATAGCTTTAACTTACGAAGCATAGCGATACCTTTTTCCTGTACATTTTAACAGCCATTCAGAGTAAGGCTCTCTACAAGATAGTCTATCGGTTAAATGATGAATAACATCTCCTTCAAAAAATAATGCTACATGATTTAAAGTTGGATGCAAAATACTCATAAGCAATACATCTCCATCTTCTAATTTTTCATTTGGTTTTAGTTCTCTAAATCCTGTTGACTTTGCACAACTTTCAAACAATGGATTATGTAAAAATTCTTCTGGTGTTGTAGGTCTATCCCAATCTTTTAATTGAATATTTTTCTTCTCCTTATACCAATCTCTTACTAAACTCCAACAATCAGTTATACCCCAAACCCATTGACGGCCAAGTAAAGGTGGTTTATATCCACATGGTTCTAAATATGCCCACTGTTCTGTTTTTGGATTAACAATATACCACGGAAGTTTGCTATCTTCACAGCCAATTCTATCTGCTTGACTAGGAGTAGGAGGGGTTATAGGGTGGCTATGAACTACTCCTACAATATTACCTGTATTATCAGCTTTAACATAATCTTCTGGGTCAATAATAAAACATTGATGTTCTGTTATTGAAAGGTTACGACAAGGAAAATATCTTTCTTTACCTTTTACATTTAAAAGCAAACCACAAGATTCTTTAGGATCTTCTCGTTGAGCATGAAGTAGTGCCTTATATTTCCAACTCATTGAACAAACGTACCTATTGAAGGAAAAACTGAGCGAGTGCATTGACGTTTTGGAATCCGAACTCCAGCAAGATCTGTGGGAGCAGCAAGTTCAAACTCAACAACTTCTCTAGTTTCTGTTGATTTACGATCTATTGAGTACACTTCTTGTGGAAATTCAGCAGTTGGATCAGCAGTTGCATTTGTATTATCAGCAAAATTAACTGCATCAATAAATTTTGCTAATGTTCTTATTCGTGTAACTGTAGCTCCTGTCAGATCATTACCAGTAGTGGTTTCATTTACAGATAAAAGTATAGATGACATTAATCCTGTTGCATTACTAATGCTAATTTTTGGTCTAGGTAATTGTCCACGCTGAAAAGCAAAACCTGATGCCCGTATAGGAAATCTTAAATAAGAATTACCATCCCAAACAATTTGTCCATTTGCATTTAGATTACTTCCAGCATGAAATCTGTAAATCGTATTTGCACCATGTAATGCTGTTGATAATTGAAGAGTAAATAATTCAATAATCGCTGACGGATTTATTGATTGTAAATTACTGAATACTGCTGAATTTACTGACATTATGTTGGTTCAAATACTTCTCTAAATGTAGCTTGAATTGTAGCTCTGTTGTTATAGGGTATTGATTTACTCCAGTTTTCACAAACAAATTCAGAAGATGAACTTTCTCCTGGAGGAGTAAAAGTAAAACTATCACTATCATTTGCTCTGGCATCTAAAAAAGTTTCTATAGTATCTGCATCTGTTTCTGAAACATTAAAAGTAAAATTAAATATCTTTGGATTTTGATGTTGTGCTAATCCAAATAAAATTCTATGTTCATAACCATCAGCAAAACGTACTGTTCTAGTAAATGGTGCAGACCTTTTTTGTTGGCCGTATGTAGGTTTTATTGAAGGAAATGTAGCCATTATACAAGTAAACCTCCTGGTCTTTGTTGCTGTATTATTTCAGATTGTACAGCAGCAGAAATTAGTAGACCAAGTTCTCTACCTTTTTCTTCATCTCCTTCTACGTTAGAACCAGAAGCATCTACATTTACTACGATATTCATACCACCTCCACCAATACCAGCCAAATCATGGTTAGGTATTATATTTCCTGATTGATTAGGTACAAATAATTCTGGTCCTCGTTCTCCAACAATATATGGATTTTTATATCCAACAGGACCACCATTTGCAGCCAAATCAAAACCTCCACCACCTACTGGAAAATCTCCAATAGGACCACTACTAGATATTTCTGGAATGCTATTAGCAGGATTAAAGAAATTAGAAAATGCTCCTAAAAACATTCTTCCTAAAGCATTAGCTGCCATTTGAGCAGCCATGTCAGCAAAATGATCTGCTATTCGCATTGTAAGATTTCTAAATGCCTCTGAAACTGACATTGTTCCCATAATTATTCCTTTAAATGAATCTTTAAATCCGTCTGATATTGCTTTAGATAACTCAACTAATTGAAATGCAGTATCGTTTAACTGAATAAATTCTTTGTCTAATCTAGTTAATTCATCTCTATATAATTGTGCACCTAATATCAATTCACTTTGTGCTTCTATAAGTCTTAAATATGCTTCTTGTTCTTCAACAGTGGGTGGTTTTTGATAAGCGTCAGTATATTGTTTAACAAAATCTGCTAATTTCTGATTATTTTTTATACGTTCTCTTTCCCTAAATCCAATAACATCTGAAATTTCTGATTGTCTTTTTAAAGATTTTGTAAGTTCTTGAAATAAATAATTTCTTGTTTCTATCTCAATATTTTGTTCTTTTATTTCCTCACCTCTTTCTTTAAGAATTTTAAGTTCCATAGAAATATTTCTAAGATTACCTTCCTTATCAAAATATTCCATTCCTAACGCTACTCCACCTTGTAATTTTCTTAATTCTTTTATTTGTTCTGCTATTTTTGCTGCTTCTGCATCATTAGTTTGTTGTGCAATTTTTTTTAAATCCTCTGTTAAGATTTTTGTATTTGTTCCACTAAAACCATCTAAAATACCTGCAAAATTAACTATTTTTGCTAAACCAGCTTGTAATTTCAAAAAGAACTGTGCAAAAGCTTTATTTACATCCCTTAAATCATCAGAAAATTCTCTTAATGCAGCTACACCATCACTTCCTACAACTTTTGATAATTCATTTTGAGTAAATAAAAATGCTTCATAACTACCTTTTGACTTTGCCAATATATCTATTAATTTTCCTGTGCTTGTACCAGTTTCACCTAGTGATGTTTTAAGAGTATTGAAATCTTTGGTAAATTCACCTAAAGCATCACCTGTAGCTTTCGTTGCTTGTACCAAAACATCAACTTGTTTGCCTAATTGAGTACCAACAATAGAAAGACCAAATCCTAATCCACCACCTAAAAATCCACCTGCAACACCACCAAGACCACCACCAACAGATGCACCTATACCCTGACCAAATAACAGAGGGAAACCTCCACCAATTAAACCACTACTAAGTGCATTACGTTGTCTTTGTTGAATACCCCCTCGTTCAAAAAACATTCCTCCTTCTCTAAACAATGGATTTCTTGTTAAAACTCTGTTAATACCTCTTTGTGGACCATATTCAGCAGCACTAAATCCTGTAGATCGGCCTCTTAATAATTTTTCTCTATCTTTTTTTGCTTGTTTATCTTCTTGTGTTGGTAAACCAAGTTTTTGTGATTCACGCATTAATTTATTCATTTCCTCAATTCTTCTATTTACATCTCGATATTCTTGTTCAGACAAATCCAGTTGATTTCTTACAGAAAACAATTTTGCAATATAATTATCAATCGCATTAATAGTATTAGCTGGTTCAAATTCAATTAATGTACCCAAATCTGCACCTTGAAAGGCAGCTACACCAGGTTGATTACCTCTTGCCATCGCTGTAAATGTATTTGCAGTAATCTGAGCTTGATCGTTATATCTTTTTAATGCTGATATTTGTTCAGTAAATCCTATTTTTGTTATAGCTTGTGTAAAAATTACAAAATCACTAGTTGTACGACTTGTTTCTCTCCTTACTTCTTGTAATTTTGCAGCAAAAGCACCAAGTTGCGTAATGCTTCTTGTATTTTTACCATCAAAATTAACTAATCCTTGAGTATATGCTTTAAAAGCTTCTTTTGCTTCTAAAACTGCTTTTTTAACTTGTTTTTGTTTATCGGCAAAATCTTTAGAAAAAGGACCGCCAGGAGTTCCTCTACCTCTTTGTTTTCCTATCTCACTTAATTCACTTTTTAATTTTTCAGCAGTTGATTGTGTTTGTTTTAATATCTTATTTAATGCTGCTAACTTTTCGGTTCTAGTCCTGACATTAATATTTATCCCATACTCTGCTGCCATTTACTCGACCCAATAAATTACTTCTATATTACCGCCTTCTGGGTTTCATGGCTTGTTTTTTTTGTACTTGTTCTTTATATTTCTGTTCTTCTTCATTTTTTAAATCAAAAAATGCTACCCAAGATACCAACTCCTCTCTAGTTAAATTTTCTGTAAGTTGTCTTAATGTCATCCCTAACTCTTTTGCTAAAGAGAACAATATATACCATTCAGCATTAGCTTTTTAAAGATGCTTTCGCTTCCTCCACTTTTAATTCATCTCCTGATGTCATCATTGCCATTTGAATATCTTGTAAAATACCTGCATTAACTTCTCTTCGCAAAGAAGCCTTATGACCATCTTGAAATAACCTTTTACCATCCTTATCTAATGCTTTTTCAATCATAAGGTTTAAAGCAAATTCATTGCCATCATCTCCTTTTGATTTTGCAACTATAGATTCTCTTTCTGCAATGGTTAAAGGATGCCAATATATTTCTAATATAGTTTCTTGTCCATCTTTAATTTCATATTTATATTTTTGGCTAACACCAAATTTGTTTCTGAGCAGTTCAATCGCTTCCATAGTATTCTAATATAATATTTATATTATACTTATATTAAGCGTTTGCTGTAAATTGACAAGAAATAATTCCTATAAAATGACTTCTATCTTCTATTTGTAACATATTTGGACCATTTACATCAGCAACTCTTGGAGTACAATTAAATGTATCTGTGTAACTAGAAGCATTAACAGAAGTTAAACCATCTATAACATCTTCACAAATAGCAGAGACAACAGATGTTCCTTTATTTTTAGGAACATAGATATTACATTGAATGACACCAGAATAATAATCAGAAGAAGCACCCTGATTTTGAATAGTTGATTGAGTAAAGTTCATAGTCATAACTATATACTTTACAGTTTTTCCAGGAACTTTAAATGGCACATTATCATAAACCATTTTTATAGTTGGATCATTATCATTTACTTGATCAGTAACCGCTTTTTCAAAAGCTGCTCTTACATTTACTAAAGTCATAATTAATCAGGTTCGATGTAACGTAAACCAGATCCAGGTTTTGATTTACCAAAACCACCAGAAGGTTTAGCTCCTATAAATATCTTACCTTTCTCTCTCATATTATCTTTAATAATCCTGCCAGCTTCTCCTTGAACAAACTCTGATATTACAGAATTTTCTGAAGCATAACCTGCATATTCAGCAGCATTACCAATATAAATATCTTTATCTCTAAATTTATAATCAGTACCAACAGGAAAACGAGGATCGATTACTGGATTTTCGGGTTTTGAATCTTTTGGTTTCCAACCTTCACCACCAACTGGTAAATCATGTGATTTTTTAATTGAAGCCCATGGTTCAAAATCTTCTCTTTTATCTGTCTGATTTATTGGATTTCTTCTAACCTTCCAACTAGAAGCTAAAAAACCAGTATAAACAGGACTACCAGAGGCAGAACTTAATCCGTCATGTAAATCTCTAATAGTTTGTGCAAAATCGGCATCCAACTGTGCCATCGTATTGTTCATTACATTATCAGCACTAAACTCTTGTTCTCTTGCCATTAGAACCTCACAAACAATGTAAACAAATAAGTTTGTCCACCTCTTTTTGTGTCGATGTCTGTAATTATTCCTATTACTGTTTCTCCAGAATAACTGAATGAAACTTCATCTTCAAAATTTGGTTGATTATCACCAATCAAATCAGGTGTAATATAAATTTTTGCCTGTCTTATTTCTCTATTATCATCTTCAGTTGATCTTATAAATTCAATTGGAACTTTCAAATCAGAATAACTTGTATCAACACTAATCTGTTCTCCAGTCTCTACGTTATAACTAGAAACTCCTTTTTTTATATATGTAATGGTTGTATCTAAAGAACTACCTAAATCAGCAACAATCTGTTTAGCAACACTTTTAAATAATGAATCAAGTTGACCTGCCATTATCCTCTAACTACCCTCATCTGAAAACTTCCTGCTCCACCAAGCATATATGCTCCAAGATAACTTTGTAACCAGGGATAAACATCTAAAATATTATTAACAGAACCAGTTCCCTGACTTTCAGTATTATATTTAACTTGAAGATCACCTAATCTTACTTCAGAAAAATTACCATCTTTACCAGTAGTACCTGTAATCGCACCAGTATCATTTGCCAAAGCTCTAGCTAATTCATATTGTGCATATTTAATATTTAATGGAATTGTAGAACAACTTAACTCAACTCTATCTACTTGATAATTAGTTCTAGGAAACTTTAGGGCTTGATTCTCGTCACATCTATCTCCTTGAAATACAAAAGTATCAATCCATCTTGTAGCAGCTATTAATGATCTATTTTTCTGATCATCTGTTTTATTAGTCCAAGTTGAAGAATCTGGAACTGTTTCAAAATAACTATTAGCTTCTGTCAATGTGACATAACTATTAGCAGTTTCACTTTTTATAGTTGCATTTATAGTAGCTGCCACGATTAATAAAGTAATTTAGTTTTATTGTAGCGTAAAGAAAAAACCCCACCAATATTTGGCGAGGTTTAATGACCACATTTTAATCTTAATAAAAATTAAGACTTAAGACCATTAGACAATGGTGTGTTTACAAAGATTTCAACCATAGGAATTTGGTCGATGTCATAAGTTACACCCCAGTTAGATCCAGTTCTTAGTGCTGAGTTAGCAGGGTTATCAGCAGCATTAGTCCACTTAGTACCCATAACGTGATAAGCACTATGGTAGTCAACAGACATAACATCTTGCTTAGATAAGATGTTCCTTTCTGCTTCAATACCTAGCTCATCTTGCTGACCTTCAAGAATTACTCCTGACTTCATTAAGTAGCAACGGAACTCTTGACGATTACCAGTAGATGTTGGGTCGTTTATATTTACCTGAGAGTCGATTACAACTGTGCAACCAGCAAACTGACCGATTGATCTATCAGTTACGCCAACTCCACCGCCACCCCAAGTAATGCCAGTACCAGTTGATAAGGCAGAAGTTGAGAATGT